GTATCAAAGGCTACGATGGTATCTAAAAAAGCTATGTTTACATTTGTAGCCATTACGAAATTCTGTTTTTCTTAGTATCTGTTCGGTCTAAAACCAATCTAAGTTTAGAACCATCAACCTCAAAACCGCCACCAAGCAAAACGTTAACTGCTCCACTTGCTGCCGGATTAATCATGTTTCCAAGATTTCTTTGTTGTTTTGAATTTAAAATCATTTCGCCACTATTTACACGAGCAAATAGTTTGTCGCCAGAATAAGATGAACCGCCAACCATTCCACCATTTGCAAAAGAACCAGCGCTTTTTAAATTAGAAGTTACTAGCGAACCCAATGCAATTAACGCAACACCTGCTGCAATTGCCACGTATGGATTTAAGGATTGTAATGCCTTTTTAATTCCTAAAATGGCAATACCTGTTTGAATAGCTATTTTACCAACTTGCACCATTAAACCACCAAGAGTGGAAAGAAACAAACCTGCAACACCTTCTAAAAAATTTCCGCCTGCAGCAAATTGGGCAACTACTTGTCCAAACCCTTCTGCAAAAGATGCAACAGCGTTTGACATAGCAGAAGCAACACCTTCTGAAAAGCTTTGTAATTTAGAAGTTACATCTTCAATTTGGGTTTTAGTTTCTTCAACACCTTCAATCGCATTGATTTTAATTTGGGTATCATTTATTACTTTTGCAAAGCTTTCATACTCGGCAGAAGTAGTAGAAAATTCATTTCTGGCTGCTTCATAACTAGATTTTATTTGCTTTAAATTATCTAAAGAAAAAGCAGTTGGCGCACTTGGTGCCGATAAATCTACTGGCGGTTTTGGCAGCTTTATGGTTTTACTTTCTAAAGCATCAATTTTTTTCTGTACCGATGCAATTAAAATATCATACTGCTGTATTGCAGCATTACTTGTTAATTGCTCCTTTTGTATTTTTTGCAATGCGGCAATTTGCGCTTCATAAAAAGCGATTGTTCCTGGCGCGGCTGTTTTAATTGTTTCTGCAATAGCACTAGTACCAACATTTACATCGTTAAGTGTTGCTATTTCATTATCTTGTAGTTTGCCTGTTTTATTTAAATATTCTTCTTTTGCAGAAAACAAAACCGAATCGGCTTTTAAATTTTCGTCGTTGTATTTTTTTAAATCGTTTTGAAAAATTTTTAAAAACTCTTGTTGCTTTTTTAAGGCATCCGATTTAGATATTATTATTTCAATAGTTCCAGTTCCTATTGTTCCGCCAGATTGCGAAGCTCGCGAAAGTACTCGGGTATCTGGACCTGCTTTTATTTCTGCAATTTTGGCTTCTGATTTTGCAATTTTATCGCGTAATTCTAATTCTTTTTGAATTCTTGCGTTGGCTCGATTTTGTATTTCACCATCAATAGCAATGGCACGACTTTTATTAAAAATAGCTTCGCGAAGTTCGTCATACGATTTTTTTGCCGTTCCGTTTTTGAACGCTTCGTCGTCCAAGTTTTTAAAATAAGCAGGGTATAAGGCTTGTAATTCGTCTACTGCTTTTTTGCGTTCGTTGGTAGATAGCTTTACATTGGTTGCTGCTGAAAATAATTTATCTAAAGCACCAACTTCTGCAACGGCATTTTCGTTTCCTTTTTTTACGGCATTGTTTAAAGATTCTTGACCAGAAATTGCAGCTTTTGTGTTTTGATAATAGGCATAAATTGCGACTCCTAAAGCAGCAATTGCAATTGCGGCTGCTACATAAGGATTAGCCAAAACTGTGGCATTTAAAGCCATAAAAGAAGAAGCTATTCTTGGCAGAAAAGTTAATAAAGAACCCAAACCAGTTAATAACGGACCAACAACAGCTGCTAATCCTGCAATTACTACTATTGTAGTTTTTGTGCCTTCTGACAATCCAGAAAAGCCTTTTATAATTCCGTTTACATAGGTTATTGCTTTTGTAAAATAAGGCAAAATAACACTACCAAATTGTTGTGCTAATTGTTTTAAACTTTCTGTAAATATTCTGCTTTGGTTTGCTGCACCACCACCAGTTCTTGCAAAATCTCCTAACGAATTTTTCGAAGCATCCATAACAAAAGCATATCGAAGATTCACTTTTGACGCCTGGTCTAAATCTTTGACTTGTGTTTTAATACCTTTTGAATAGGCAAATTGTTGCAAATTAGTTTCGGTCATTACAATACCAAGCTTTTTTAAGCTTTCGGTTTCGCCAGTAAAGATGGAAGTTAAGGCAGTATTTGCTTGATCAATCCCAATATTTTTAAAAGAAGCCAAATCACCTGCTAAACCAACCAGTTCGGTACTCATTTTAGCAGCTTGGTTAGTTGTTAAACCCATTCCCGATGCCATATCTCCAAAAGTTGCCGCCATGTCTAAGGCAGAACCTTCGGCAATACCGAAACCATCTAAAGAAGTTTTTGCAAATTCTTTTACAGAATCTGCCGCCGGTCCAAAAGCAACATCTACTTTATTTATAGATTCTTGAAAGTCAGAAGCAAATTTTACAGATGCTGCACCAGCTGCTAATATTGGTAAGGTAATAAATGTGGAAAAAGATTTTCCAATTGATTTCATTGCATTGCCAGTTTTTGTTAACTCGCGACTTGCATTCTGAATTTCAGAACTAAACTGTTTTAAATCAGCACGGAAAAGAATGTTAATGCTACTAATTGATGCCATAAATAGTACTTTATTTAAAAAATAAAAGTACTATTAGCGTTATTTTAAAGTGTGTACAAAATGTACATTTTAAGCAAAAAAAAACACATTTTTTTACAAATGTGTTTTCCCCTTTATTAACTAAACCAAACTTAAGATTACCAAACTTAAGCCCTAAATATACTATGATATTGTAAATATATTTTAGGATTACTTTTATTTTGTGTACAATATGTACATTTATGCTTTTGCCATTCTTTTTTCGTCAATTCGTGCCCAAAATTCTTTGTTTTTTTCTACTTGTGCAATTTCATTTTCTAAATCAATAGTTGCAGAAGTTTCTTTGTCAAAATACATCGGCATAAATTTTTCTTCTGTTAATCCAGCTTCTTTTATATATGGTCGAGAAAAAGCAAATGCCAAACGCCTGTTTAGTATTAAATCTTTTTTTGTTTGTTCTTTAAACCTTTTTTCACAGCCTTTTGAAATATTATAAAATTGCCGCGGCGTTAGGTTGTAAACATAAAATAAATCTAAGGCTAAATATCCTGCCATTTCTTCTAGATCGTCAAAGGTAAAATCTTTGTTTTCTTGCTCCGAATTGTCTAGGTTTTTTTCTTTCTCGGAGCTGCAATCTTTTTTTCTGTTTCTACTTTTGGCAACGATTCGGCAAAAGCTTTTCCTATTGCTGGAAGTTGCGATAGGTTTGCAAAAACCCAATCGCCATCTACAATAAATACTTCTTCTTTAGATGCTGCATTTATAAGATCTACTAAAGTATCAATAACATTGAAACCTAGGTTATCGGCATCCATATTTGTAAATACAGTTGCGATGCTATTTATTACTTCTGGTATACTATTTATATTCCATTTTTCGCCTAGTGTGCGAAGGCAAGAATACCCAAACGTTAGTGTTTGGGTATTCTTATCCTTAGTAATTACCAATGCCATTATGCTACGATAGCAAGAGTTAAATCGCCATTTCCTTTAAAAGAAAACGATCCAGAAACAGATTGGTTAACCGTTGCATCAATATCGGCAGATTCAATAAACACTTGACCAGAAGCGATAAAATCACCCACTGATTGCGTAGAGAATTCTACTTGTATTGGAGTTTTTGATAATTGCAATTGCAATAAATCAATAAAACCAGATTGTGTTACCGATGCCGTTGGTTTGTCTGCAACTAATGCATCTGTAGTCATGGACCATTCGTAATTGGATGGTGTTGAAACTGTTCCGTTAGTGTCTTTTGTTGCAATCGATTCTAGTGTTGTAGAAACGGACATCTTACAAGATGTTGCATGAAAAAGAACTTTTCCGTCTAATGTAAAACGTACTGCTTTACCCTGATAAATTTGTCCTGCTGCCATTTTATTTAATTTTTTTAAGATTTATTAATATTTGATTTACTTGTAATTCATAGTCAAATTCTGGGGATATTATGTCATTTATAAAATCAGAATTTTCAATGACATTTTTGAATGCATCATAAAATTCTACACATTCTGTTAACTGATCTGCACCGAAATAAAACCCCAAATTGATACTAAATTCGTCTGCATCTTTGGTTATTTTATTAGTTGGTTGCGGCGTATAAACTGCAAAAGGAAAAACAGTATTTTCACGAGCATAAACGGCATCCAAACGATCGTTAAAAACGTTTGTAAAAATTGTTGATGTTAGCAACAGTTGCACCATTTCTTCGTATACTTCTTTCATTATTTGCTTAGTTTGTCAATCTTTTTTTGAATGTATGCTGCAATCTTTTTTTCGGCTTCGTTAGTAACTTGGCCTTTGGTTAACTCAAAAGATTTTTTCATAAAAAAAGCACCGGTTGTTCTTTTTTTTGCACCAGCATTATTGCTAGCAGATGCTGATTTACTTCTTTTTCTTTTAAACCCTTTTTTATAAATATTAACTCCGGTTTCCACCCATGCGCCATAAAAACCCAAGTTTTTGCCTTTAACCTTTGGACCAACTAAAATGGTTGGATTTTCTGATTTGCCGGTTATGTTACCAATTGATTTAGACAAGTTACCTGGTGCAATTACTTGCTTGGTTCTGCTGCCAGAAATAGTATGTGGCTTTTTAGATTTTGGCGCAAATGCTTTTGCAGCTTGAACAGTAGGACGTGCTACTACTCGCAAAATTTTAAGCACTTCGGCACGTTTTGTTTTATCATCTGCAATTAGTTTTATCTTATCTTGCAATTCTTTAAAACCCGTTACTTCTATTAAAGGCTTACTCATTACGCTCGCAAATTAATTCTAGATAATTTCTTCTGCCTATTTGTTTTACATGCTTAATTTTAAACTTTTCGCCATCATGAAGAAGCAACATTTCATGCCCTTTTTTTGCAATTTCTTCGCGGTACCTAATGGTATATTTTCTATCTATTAAATGAAACACCTTTCCTTCTACTTCTTCATCACCAGATATATCTTGCATGTTTGCATAAGGTTCGGCTACCGTTATTTCTTTCGGTTTGTTAACGTTTATGCTGTTACGAGAATTTACAATGTTTATTATTGTAATTTTTGTATCTAGTGAACCAATAAAAGGTGTTTTATCCATTTTAGTATTTTTTATACGCTCGCAAAAGAGAACTAGCAACGGTTGTAATTAGTTCTGATCTGTCTTCTCTACGTTCGTACATGTCGGCAATTTGTAATTTTACAGCTTGAATTATCGGTTTTGGAATGGTTGCCATTCCTACCTTAATTTCATAAGTAACAGCATCGTAGCGAACAGCAGTTGCTGGCGTATCGCTTTTAAACCGCAAACGAAATACTTTTTCACTTTCTTTAGTCAACACATAAGCGGTTGCAGGAAGTGTAATTTCGGTTTCACTATTAAAAGGAACATACTTTACAGACGTAACTTCTTTTAAAGGAAATGCTTCAAAAACTAACGGATTAGCAAAGGTATCGGCTTTGATAGTCATTATCTTTGGAAGAATATGGCCGCCAATAAAGTTTTCTGACATTTCTACTGCTGCATCGATATAGGTTTGAATTATATCATCTTCATCCGTAAAAGCATCTTCTATTCGCAATTGCTTTTTTGCTTGCGCCAAAGTAACTACTACTTTTTCACCGTCTGTTACAAAAGTTATATCTGTTTGCATGGTTCTTATTTTACAAATTCAGCGTACTTAGATTCTACCAGTTCGGTTGCTTCGTTTTCTGAAAGCTCTACTTCTTGACCTACATTGTAAGGCAATAGATATTTACCGGCTGGATTAACTAAAAATTTAATTTTTAGCAGATTACTATTTAAATCGGCTACTTTAGCAGCCGATTTTATTGTTTGCTTTTTCATTACTAAGCAGTTAAGAATGCATTTTTAGCAAACGATTTTGGGTTTGCAATTTGCATGTCTGCATGCGTATTTAAAGTAATTCTTACAGAATCTTCAAGATCAGCAGAATATGGATTTACCTTAAAATTCAATGCACCAAATTGCCCAATTGTCATTTGAGAGAAATCTCCAAAAATTAACGGATAATTTGCACCAGTATTTAAGACTGGCATTAAGGTAGTAGACACTGCCTTGTACCCATCTAACAATCCGTCTTGGAAAACAAATTGCCCGGAACCAGCATCTTTTTTCAATTGCTTTAAAACCGCTTTTAATTTTGGATGCATGATGTATCCTAAATTGTTTTCTGTAGAATCTGCTGCTTCAATTAAACCTTGAAGCTCACAAATCAATGCATAGGTTGCTGCTGCAGATGCAACTGTTGCAGATGCATTTACACCTAAATAACTTAAAAGTCCAAGTGGTGCAACACCACCGGCACCATTTATTGCTGCACTTTCTAAAAGTGTAGAAAAGCCATTTCTTAATCCGTCAAATACCATTTGTTCTACATCTGGCGATGCTTGCATTAGTAAGCGGTTAGAAATATCTACTGCACCACCAGCACGTTTCGGTGTTAATGATGGACCAGCATATTGCTTTTTTTGACGCGTAATAGATGCGCCTTCTGCAAGAAATTCCATTGCAAAGTCAGACTTTACTATTAAAGGCACATCGCCGCCTTGCAAACCGGTAATAAATGTTGCACCCAAAGTTTCTAAAAACAATCTTGGTCGCAAATTATCTATCATTATTGGCGCTGCATTTTGTACTAAAGCACCACCAAAAGCTCCAGCATCTTGCGATACGGTCTGTTGCGTTGCTCTAAGCATAAAAATAGGGAGTGAAAAACCTGTGTCTTTAGGAATATCCACATTGGCATTACGGCTTTCTCTGATTCCAATTTCGTTAATTTCTTTTTCTACGCCATCTAATTCTTCTCTTGTTGCCGGATTGATAGATCGCAAAACCTTAAGAATAGAAAATCGCTTTTGCATTTGTCTTTCTTCTCTTTGCTCTGTAGAATCGCCTTCTGCAGTTACTTTTTTTCCAGAAAATTGCACCGCACGTAATTCTCTTACCTCTGTTTTTTCTGCAGATGCAATTTGGCCGTCTAAAATTACAATTTCACCATCAATAGCATCTAAATGCGTATTTTCTTCGGTTGTAAATTCTCTTTTTTCAGTTTTTGCTAACTGAATTAGTGTTCCTTGAGCTTGTACCTTTGCGCTTCGCTCTAACTTTAATTGATCTGATTTTTTCATTGCTTTACTTATTTATTTTGATAAAATTTATATTGAGCTTCGCGAACGGAAAGCTTTACTGTTTCGGATGCATTTTCTTCGCCTACAACCGTTATGTTTTTAATTAAGGTATCGCGCATTTCTTGGATGCTTTGTGCATTTCTTACCAATGCATCGCGATTAGAACCTAGTGGTACGATCGACCATTCTAGCAATTCCCATCTGGTAAAATAAATAGTATTTGGATTTTCGTTATCGCTAAAATTACCTTCTCGATATTCGGAAATATTTGCTCCTATACTTGCCATTCTTAATGTTCCGGCTTGTATTTTTTTAAATATTTTTTCTGCGGTTGGGTTGGTTTCTTTGTCTTCAAATCGTACTACGGCAATAGTTAATACACCTTCTTGGCGTATTACCGATGTTCCTAAAATCATATCGGGATTTTCGCTACCAGTACGATGTCCGTATGCTACGATTGGATTTAGATTATATCGTGTAAAATCTGCGCCAGCTGCAACAAAAACGGTATCGAATGTATCTGTAGATTCTGATGAAATCACAAATTCGACCTCGCGATTTGCAATCCTTTCTGGTGTTAATTCTCGTACTTGCAGAATTACTTCGCGCGTTACTTGTTTATTTAGATCCATTTTCTTGATTTTTTATAATTTCATTTGC